GCCCGGGAGGCCGGATACGAGACTGCCGGCGCTGATATCCGGGATCGGGGCGCAAGCGCGCGGCATCCGTTCGTACTGCGTGATTTCTTCGCTCCCGGTAATCTTGTCCCGAACATCGTATGCAATCCTCCTTACAAGTTCAGCGACCGTTTCGTCGCGCTCGCGGTCGAGCGCGCCCGGTTCAAGGCAGCGCTTCTTCTGCGTGCTCAATGGGCTAATGCAAGCGCAAGATCACGCTGGCTCGAAAGCCTTCCTCTTCGTTATGTTCTCGCGCTCTCGCCGCGCCCATCGATGCCGCCGGGCGCGGTGGTGGTAGCCAACGAACCCGTTGGCGGTGGCACGGCCGACTATTCATGGTTTGTCTTTGAGCGGGGTTATACGGGCCGCCCCGAGTTCGGGTGGGCGCGGCGTCCGGCCCTGCACCGGTAGGCCACGCCAAATGCAAGGCCTGCGAATGCGCTGCAAACCCAAGCCCGGCAAGATTTACGACCTGCGCGCTACCGACGTTCCCAAGCCGATATCGACGGCCGAGGCTGTAATCGTCGATCCCTACGGGGATCGAGGCGTGGCGCTTGTCTCGGTACGTGACGATTATCTCGCCTGGTTGTGGGCACACGGGCGTATCGAAGAACACGAGTATCGCGCGGCCCGCCGTTGGCAGCGGGCCTATGAGATTGTGGAGTCCGGGATGGCCTCAGGATTCGACCCCACTCGCCCGATAGTCGACTGCGCCAGGCCGCATGAGCCGCTGACCGAGGCCCGTTTGCGGGCATTTGCGCTGCTTGCCGAGGCTAAGCAGTGCCTAGGCATCGAGGGTGATGCGCTGATGACCGAAATCTGCGGGCGCGGGATGGCCCTGGTTGAGGTCGCAAGACGCCGCGGTGTCTCCTCCCGGAGGGGCTGCAACTATCTAGGGCGCCGGTTTAGGGAGTGCCTCAATAGCCTCGCCCGCCTGTGGGGCATGTGCCCCTTGCCGGGGAAGAGCAAATAACCTCTTGCGCAAGAGTCAAATCAATGATATAAGGGGATGCAGGCTGCCGGAGCATGCCTGCATTGGCCATTCCGGGCAAGCTCCGGCAGGTCTTGGTGTGCCCCCTCACGCACTGGCGAGCCGCCGACCCCCTCCTCCCAGGTCCCCCAACGGCGGCTCGCATTTTTTTGGAGATTGCCATGCCGTCCAAATCCAAGGCGCAGGCGCGCCTGATGGCTGCTGCGGCGCACAATAAGGACTTCGCGCGCAAGGTTGGAGTGCCGGTCAAGGTGGCGAAGGAGTTCGTGCGCGCCGACTCCAAGAGCGGCCTCTTGAGCGCGGCCATGCGCTCGCGCGCCAAGAAGCGGAAATGACGCAAGTCAGGCGCAAGCGTGGGCGGCCTTTCGGATCGACCAAGGAGCGGCCGTTCCTGAATGCGCTGCGGATGGAGATCGCGCGCGCGGAGGACGATAACGACTTCCGCAGCTTGCGCAGAATCGCGTGCAAGCTTTTGAGGATGGCGGCTGAAGGCGATATCGCCGCCATCCGCGAGGTGGCCGACCGCCTGGATGGCCGCACCCCGATCCGCGTTGCTGGCGATTCGGAGGAGCCAATCGAAGTTGTTCATCGCGTCGAGCGCGTGATCGTGGATGCCATTGCCTCCGCGCCGCAGCCAACAATTGTTCCTGCGCAGCCAGAGCCCATTCTGATCGAACATGCGGAAGATTTCGATCGAAACGGCAGCGGCGTTCCGCCCGTTGCTTGAGCCTGCGCGATACAAAGGCGCCTACGGCGGCCGCGGCTCGGGGAAAAGCCATTTCTTTGCTTCGCTTCTGATCGAGGATGCGCTCGCGCAGCCCGGCATCTCAGGTGAGGGATTGCGCTGCGTGTGCGTGCGCGAAATCCAGCGCGATTTGAAGGAATCGGCCAAGCTGCTGGTGGAGGACAAGCTGCGCCGGTATGGCCTCACCGAGGCCGACGGATTCCGCAGCTATCGTGAGGCTATCGCCACACCGGGCGACGGCATCATCATCTTCCGCGGCATGCACGACTACACCGCAGAATCAATCAAGTCGCTAGAAGGATTCCATCGATGTTGGATCGAAGAGGCGCATACGCTTTCGCACGCCTCCTTCGCCATCTTGCGCCCGACCATTCGTGCGCCTTCCTCGCAAATCTGGGCCTCATGGAATCCGCGCTCGCGGCGTGATGCGGTCGATGCCTTCTTTCGCGCTGGTGAGGTGCCAGATGCGCGCGTGGTGCGCGTATCGTGGCGGGACAATCCGTGGTTCCCGCCAGAGCTCGATGCCGAACGGCGGCTCGATCAGGTGCGCTATCCGGATCGCTACGATCACATTTGGGAGGGAGAGTACGCCACACAGATTCAGGGATCTTACTTTGGTGCGCTGTTGTCGGCCTGCGAACGCGAGGGCCGTATCGTGCCCAAGCTTGCCGTTGATCCGCTGCTTCCCGTGCGCGCCTTCTTCGATATCGGCGGCGCAGGGGCCACGTCCGACGCCATGGCAATCTGGATCGTGCAGTGGAGTGGGCAGGATATCTATGTGCTCGATTACATCGAAGGGCAGGGGCAGCCGCTCGCCTATTATGCCGACCAGCTACGGCAGCGCGGCTGGAGCCGCGCTATCTGCATCCTGCCGCACGACGGTGCGGTAACTAACAACATCACTGGCAAGCGATACTGCGATCATCTGCGCGAAGCCGAATTTGAGGTGCCGGAGCCGGTGCCCAATCAGGGGCGAGGAGCTGCGGCAATGCGAATTGAGGCAGTACGCAGGCTTTTGCCGCGCTGCTACTTCGATCGCGACAAGACTGCAGCTGGACGTGAGGCGCTTGCCTATTATCACGAACGCATCGACGAACGGCGCGAGATAGGGCTGGGGCCGGAGCACGATTGGTCCTCGCACGCGGCCGATGCGTTCGGCCTGATGGCCATTTGTTACGAACAGCCGACCCGACAACAGAATTTCTGGCGCTCGCTTGAAATACCGAACATAGCGCTGGCCTGACATGCCGATCAGCGAAAGCGAATTGAAGGCGATACTAGCAGCCGAACGAGCGGCTGCGCTTGGGAGCGTGCCCGGATCGCGCCTTGCTAACGAGCGCGAACGGGCAATGGCCTATTACTTGGGCGACGTGTCGCGCGATATGCCGTCGCTCGCCGGCCGCTCAACTGCCGTCTCCAGTGACGTCGCCGACACAGTAGAGGGCATGATGCCGGATCTGATGGAGATTTTTGCCGGCGGCGATGAAGTAGTGAGGTTCAGCCCTGTGGGCCCGGAGGATGAAGAAGCGGCGGAACAGGAAACAGACTACATCAATCACGTGTTCTGGGAACAGAACGAGGGTTTTCTCGTTCTGTACTCAATGATCAAGGACGCGCTGCTGCAAAAGCTCGGCATCGCCAAAGTATGGTGGGAAAAAGGAGAGAAATCAGAGCGCGAAACCTACTACAATCAAACCGCAGATGCGTTTGCGCTTATCACATCTGATCCCGCCGTCGAAGTGATCGAACATTCTGAACACGATGGCTTGCATGATTTGACTGTAGTGCGCAAATCGAGCTACGGTTGCGCCCGTGTCGAGGCTGTACCGCCCGAGGAATTTGGCGTTGCTGCATCCGCCAGAAGCTTGCGCGATGCGCGCTATTGTTATCATCTCGTTATCAGGCGCGTCAGCGATCTTATCGCGCAAGGATACGACGCCGAACAGGTGAGGAGCCTAAAACCCACCACCAGCCTCACCAATATCGAGCGCACGCGGCGCGATACCGTGCAGGAAGGATTGACGTTCTTTGCCTCCGACGCATCCAACGATGCCGCGCGCGAAGTCGAGGTGATCGAACATTACATCTATCTCGACTACGAACAAGACGGGAAGCCGGGCTATTACCGCATCGTCACCGGCGGCGAGGACGGCGAGGTGTTGAGGCTCAACGGCAAGCCCGATATAGAGCGCATCGACCGCATTCCGTTCGCCGCCATCACGCCGGTCATCATCACGCACCGGCTGATCGGACGGTCGATCGCCGATCTTGTGATCGACATTCAGCGCATCAAGACCGCAATCCTGCGCGGCATGATGGACGCCACCTATCTTGCGGTCTATCCGCGGCCGGAGGTGGCGCAATCGCACGCCACGCCGGAGACGCTGAACGACCTGTTGACCTTCCGCGCTGGCGCGCCGATCCGCGTTCGTCAGCCGGGCGGCATCTCCTGGACCAAGGCGCCCGATGTGGCGCAACAGATGTTCCCGGTGCTGCAATATCTCGATGCGCAGCGCGAATGGCGCACCGGCGTTACCAGACAGGGTCAGGGCGTTGATCCGAACGCGCTACAGAATCAGGTGGCGACGATTGCGCATCAGATGTTCAACGCTGCGCAGGCTAAGATTCGCCTGATCGCGCGCATCTTTGCGCAAACCGGAATCCGCGATTTGTTCCTGTTGCTACATGAGACTGTGCGCAAGCACGGTGAACAAGCGCAAGTCGTGCGGCTGCGCAATCGCTGGGTTGAGGTCGATCCGCGCAATTGGAAGACGCGCAAGGATATGACCGTGAATGTTGGGCTTGGTTACGGCAGTCGCACTGAGCGATTGGCTGGACTGCAGATGCTGATTGCGGCGCAGAAGGAGGCGATAGCCGCTGGCATGGTATCGCCGCGCAATCTATGGGAAAGCGCGCAGGAACTGGCGCGGTTGTTGGGGTATCGCAACGCCGAGCGGTTTTTCGTCGAACCGGGCAGCGAGCCGACCGATCCGGCATCGGCGCCGATTCAGCAACCGCCCG